CGCGGGCGGGTTCACGTTCGTGGTTAACGAGACCTGCCTTGATGAACTGGAAGAAAGGTTACTGACATGGATAAGCTGACACAAGCGTCGTGGGACGACACGATTGCCAACCTGAGCAAACGCGATGAGGGGGTGCGCGATCACTTCGCACAACTGATCCTGACGCTGGCCAAGTGCTACAACTTGGACGCACCTCACAGAGCAGTTGTGCTGGTCGATACTGGAGAAGCCCTGCTGACCTTCTGCGCTGGCGCGGATGAGATGGACATGGCTGAGATGATCGGCCAAGCCAACGAGATGGCGCAAGCAATCCTGCTGCGCGATGCACCACCCAAGGAGATGTTTAATTGAGCGCACCATACGACCAAGTCATAGTGCTTGACTACGAGACAGCGTGGGGCCGTGGCGTCAAGCTGGGGTTCTCTTGCCAGACCAACGAGGAGTACGTGCGTGACCCACGCTTCAAAGCATGGGGGCTGTCATGGAAGTATCTGGACAGCGCTGAACCCGCAGTATGGATAACGCGCAAGGACTTGCCTGAGTTCTTTGCGTCGATTGACTGGAGCCGCACTGCGGTCATCGCACAGAACGCACTGTTCGATGTGTCCATCATGGTGTGGCGCTACAACGTCAAGCCTGCCTTCATCTTCGACACACTATCCATGGGCCGTGCACTGTTCGGAGTGGAGGTGGGCAACAGCTTGAAGAAGCTGGCCGAGCGCTTCGGTCTGCCGCCCAAGGGCGATGGCCTGTCTCCGTCAGAGAACATTCTGGATGAGCTGCCTGCTGCTGTTGAAGCAGTGCTTGCTGACTACTGCTGCCACGACACATGGTTGTGTGAGCAGATTTTCTTGCGCATGATCGGCGGATACCCCGCCAAAGAACTACGACTTATTGACATGACCCTGCGCATGTACACCAACGCCTGCCTTGAGCTGGACCGGGAGATGCTGGTCAAGGCGCTATCAGAAGAAGGAGAAAAACGTGAAGGCCTACTCAAGAAGCTCGACATCGAGGAGACTGCACTCGCGTCGAACCCAAAGTTTGCGGAGGTACTCACACTCATGGGCGTCACTCCCCCTACGAAAGTCAGCAAGACCACTGGGAAGGAGGCGTTTGCTTTCGCAAAAAATGACGCGCTATTTCAAGCGCTGCTCAACGGTGAACGTGAAGACGTTGCCCTTCTTTGTGAAGCTCGCCTTCGCGTTAAGTCTACGACCGAGCGAACTCGTGCGCAAAGGTTCCTTGACATCTCGGGCAGGGGGCCGCTCCCGGTTCCGCTTAGCTACTATGGCGCGGCAACGGGCCGGTGGACTGCTGCAAAAGGCAGCGCCATCAACATGCAAAACCTCAAGCGAGGTTCGTTCCTACGCAAAGCAATCATGGCACCGGTGGGGAACCAGCTTGTCGTCGGGGACCTTTCGCAAATTGAACCGCGAGTACTTGCGTGGTTTGCGGATTACGAAGATATGCTCGACATCTTCCGGTCTGGCAGTGACGCTTACGCCGCGTTCGGCGCTCAGATGTTCAACATACCCGGCCTTTCAAAAGAAAGCCATCCAGACCTTAGGCAGTCTGCAAAGTCGGCGCTACTTGGCTGTGGGTACGGGCTTGGGTGGGCGTCTTTCGCTGCCCAGCTTCTCGTTGGATTCCTTGGCGCACCTCCCGTACGCTATGACAAAGCGTTTGCAAAGAAGCTCGGTGTGGATGCCGCCTACATCGACCGCTTCGTTGGGTGGGATGAGAATGTTAAGAAGCTCCGGGAGATTCCCCACACCTGCACGGAACGTGAGTTGCTGATCCACTGTGTCGCGGCCAAGAAGATCATCGACATCTACCGCAGCACTGCGCACCCCGTTGTCAGCTTCTGGGATATGTGCAGCAAGCTGATGGAGAAGTCGCTTTACGGCGGCGAAGAGGTGGTGTATAAATGCGTGACATTTAAAAAAGAAACCATAGTCTTGCCCTCGGGCATGACGCTCAAATATCCGTATTTAAGACAAGAACGCGACAAAGAAACGAAGCAATTGAATTGGGTGTACGGGGAGGAAGGCACAAAGCCAACCAAGCTGTACGCTGGGAAGATAACGAACAACATCGTGCAGGGAACTGCGCGTGTGGTGATGACAGACGGCATGCTACGGGTGGACAAGAAGTACCCCGTGGTGGGCACAGTGCATGATGAATTGCTCTGTGTCGTGCCTGACGATGAGGTCGAGGGAGCCAAGGACTGGGTGCTGGAGCAAATGATTGCGCCGCCCAAGTACATGCCCGGCATACCGCTGAACTCAGAGGTCGGTGCACACCGCCGTTATGGACTGGCAAAAGGTTAACAACAGGAGAAAGCAATGAAAGAACTGACACTACCCAAGAAGATCAAGGTGGGCGAGAACTGGTACAGCGTGGACATCGCTGAGTCCATGCGTGATCGTATGTACATGGGCGAGGTGCACTACGCCAAGCGCACCATCACACTGGCGCGTAAGTCGTACCACGGCATACCGCTCAAACTGTCGGCGCTGCAAGAGACGTTCTGGCACGAGCTGACACACGCCATACTTGAGAGCATGGACCGCCCTGACCTGAACAACGACGAGCACTTCGTCGAGGAGTTCAGCAGCAAACTCACCAAAGCAATTCACTCAGCGAGGTTCTGATGGAGGCCGATGACGACTTCGACAAGATGATGCAACACGCCCTGCTCTACGGCACGGGCGTGCTGGTCATGCAGATGGATGAGAAGATGCAGTTTTCCACGCGGGTAATACCCATCGAGGAGTACACCGAACTGGGTGAGAACCTCAAGTGGATTCAACAAAACACAAAGGCAAACGCATGACAGTTAAATGGTCACACTCTGCGCTCAAGGACTACGAGGGTTGTCCCCGGCGCTATCACGAGGTCAAGGTTCTGAAGAAGTATCCCTTCCCAGAGACTGAAGCCATCCTGTACGGCAAGGAGCTGCACTCAGCAGCGGAGTTCTACATCAAGGACGACAAGCCACTGCCGCCACAGTTTGAGTTCGTCAAGGACATGCTCGATGCGCTCAAGGCCAAGCCCGGTCGCAAGTTGTGTGAGCACGAGATGGGTGTGACTGCTGACCTGCGCCCCTGCGGGTTCATGGACAAAGATGTGTGGGTGCGCGGTATTGCCGACTTGCTCATCATCGACGATGACAACTTGACAGCTCGCGTGGTGGACTATAAAACGGGCAACAACAAGTACCCGGATCGGGAGCAGCTTCGGCTGATGGCGTTGATGGTGTTCGTGCACTTCCCGCACATCCGCAAAGTCAGCGGTGGTCTGCTGTTCGTGGTCAAGAACGACTTGGTTAAGGCCAGCTTCTTGCGCGGTGAAGCCGAGGAGTACTGGTGGGATTACCGGACACGCGTCGCCCGCATTGAAAAGGCGCATGAGACCGGGGTGTGGAACCCCAAGCCCACACCGCTTTGCGGCTGGTGTGCCGTTAAAACCTGTGAACACAATCGAAAGAGAGATTGATATGGCAACGAGAGACTACAAGAAAGAATACAAACGCGATCTGGAGACCGGCAAGTCCGGCCCTGAATCAGACCAGCATGAGCGCCAACGTGCGCGGCGTGCATACGACAAGAAAGGCGTTGACCGTGCAGGCAAAGACATCGACCACATCAAGCCCCTACGGGCTGGCGGCAAGTCAACGCCGGGCAACCTGAGACTGCGTGCCAAGAAAGCCAATCAGGGCGACAACAAATAATCACCGGAGAAAGCATTGGACATCATCGACAACAAAGCCGTTGTCTTCAGAACGCGCAACCCTGACAAGTACAGCATCATCCCCAAGCACAAAGTCATCGAACGCGATGACGGCAGCTACGATGTGGCGGTGTACTGGGGCTTGGACGAAGCGCGTGTCCTGAAGAATCTCGGCGTGAAAGACATTCAATCGCCCATCACTCGGCGCTATGCATGGCCGGGGCGTTACAAGCCGATGGCTCACCAAGTAGAAACGGCATCGTTTCTCACCATGCACAAGCGTGCGTTTTGTTTCAACGATCCCGGCACAGGCAAGACGCTTGCAGCGCTGTGGGCCGCTGACTACTTGATGAAGCTAGGGTTTGTAAAGCGTGTGTTGATACTGTGCCCACTGTCGATCATGCACTCAGCATGGCTCAGTGATCTGAACAACAGCATCATTCACCGCTCGGCTATCGTGGCGCATCACAGCAAAGCATCGCGCAGGATTGAGATGATCCAGCAAGACTACGAGTTCGTGATCTGCAACTACGATGGACTGAACCTGATTGCCGAGGAGATCGTCAACGACGGCCGCTTTGATCTGGTGATTGTCGATGAGGCCAACGCCTACAAGACCGTGACCACCAAGCGATGGAAGACGCTCAAGTCCATCATCACGCCGAAGACACACCTGTGGATGATGACGGGCACACCTGCATCGCAGTCGCCTGCTGATGCGTACGGGCTGGCCAAGCTGGTCAACCCGGACAACGTGCCGATGTTCTTCACAGGATGGCGCGACTCGGTGATGAACAAGATCACGCTGTACAAGTGGGCACCCAAGCCCGATGCACGCGACCGTGTGTTCAATGCGCTGCAACCAGCGATCCGCTTCTCCAAAGACCAGTGCCTTGACTTGCCGCCAGTGATGACGCTTACCCGTGAGGTGCCGCTGACTCCGCAGCAGGCCAAGTACTACAACTTGCTCAAGGACCAGATGCTGGTGCAAGCCGCAGGGGAGGTCATCACAGCGGTCAATGCCGCTGCTATGCTGAGCAAGCTGCTGCAAGTCAGTTGCGGCGCTGCGCTCACGGATACCAAAGAGGTGGTGGAGTTTGATGCCAGCCCAAGGCTTGGCGTGTTTGAGGAAATTCTGGAGGAGACATCACGCAAGGTCATCATCTTCGCGTTGTTCCGCGCCAGCATCGAGACCATCCAGAAGCACCTGACCTCCAAGGGCATCACCAACGAGTGCATCCACGGCGGCGTGTCTGCAACCAAGCGCGGCGACATCATCCACCGCTTCCAGACCGACCCTGATCCAAGGGTGCTGGTCATGCAGCCTGAGGCCACAGCGCACGGCATTACGTTGACTGCTGCTGACACCGTGGTGTTCTACGGCCCCTTGATGAGCGTGGAGCAGTACATCCAGTGTATTGCCCGTGCCGACCGCAAGGGACAGAACTCCGACAAGGTGACAGTCTTCCACATCCAAAGCTCCCCGGTGGAGGCCAAGATGTTCAAAGCCCTCGGAGCGAAAGTGAGCGATAGCTCACTTCTGACTGAGATGTTTACCCTTGAAATAAATTCTTGAAAGGGGGTTGCGCCAAGAAAAAAGCCATGTAAACTGTCCAACGCTTGACAAAAATATTAGGAGAAAGCAATGACCGAAGACATCGAAGAAGCGCCAGAAGTTGAAGCAATCCCGCTCGACAAGCTGGTTGCCATCCACACCAAGATCAAGGCCAAGATGGAAGTCCTTGATCGCCAGCTCGCTGAGCTGGACGAGACCCGCACGCAGGTGCGCCTCGCAATCAAAGACCAGATGAAGGCCCTCGGCCTGACATCGGTCCAGACCTCCACGGGAACCGTGTCGTTGATGAAGAAGACGCGCTACAACACACAGGACTGGGACTCGTTCAAAGCATTCGTGCTTGAGCATCAAGTCGTAGACCTGTTGGAGAAGCGCATCGCCCAAACCAACATGGCACAGTTTCTGGAAGAGAACCCCGGTGTTCTACCGCCGGGGCTGAACTCAGTCACTGAGTTCGACATTCGTGTAACCAAAGCAAGAAAGTAACGCAACCATGAGCAATATTACGCTTTTCAATTCGTCCAACGTCCCCGCATTCGCTCGTAACAACGAGTTGTCTGACACAGCCAAGGCCCTGACGGGCGGTGGTGCTGGTGTATCTACCAAGCGCATCTCTATCAAAGGCGGCGTGTTCCGTCTGGTGGCAGGCGGCAAGGAGATCACCAGCATCGAAGACCGTCACCTTGACGTTATCATCGTCCGCGCTGCCCCCAAGGTCAGCCGCATCTTCTACGCTGGCGCTTACAACGCCGAGGCGATTGTGCGTCCTGACTGCTGGAGCAATGACGGTGAGAAACCTGACGCCAGCATCACTGCTCCACAGAGCAAGACCTGCATGGGTTGCCCACAGAACGAAGCCGGTTCCGGTAACGGCAACAGCCGTGCCTGCCGCTTCCAACAGCGCCTTGCTGTTGTGCTGGCCAACAACCCTGAAGGTGATGTGCTGCAACTGACACTCCCAGCGACCAGCATCTTCGGTAAGGAAGAAGGCGACAAGCGTCCCCTGCAAGCCTACGCCCGCTTCTTGGCAGCGCAGACACCTCCGGTTAACCCCGAGCAGATCGTCACGCGCATGAAGTTCGACACCAAGGCCGAGTCTCCCAAGCTGTTCTTCGCGCCTACGCGCTGGCTGACAGACGACGAGTACCCGATTGCCGTGACGCAAGGCGAGTCTGACGATGCCAAGAAGGCTGTGACTTTGACCGTGGCGCAAGCTGACGGTGTGAAAGCTGCACCGATGAACATCGGCGGCGCTGCGCCCAAGCCCGTTGCCAAGCCTATGGGCGAGATGATGGATGAGGACGACACTGCCGCGATGGCTGAAGTTAAAGCCGCCAAGGCCAAGCCCAAAGCTGCGCCCGTAGCCGAAGCTGAGACGGACGAACCGGAAGTGCGCAAGGAGACCGCCAAAGGTGGTGCCGTGCCAGCCAAGAAGTCCAAGCTGGCTGACATCGTGTCCGATTGGGACGACGAGTAATTGAATCGGGGGGAAAGCGGATGCTGCACGGACACCTCGGAGATCGCAAGACTAGCGGGAGAAACAGAGATGCAGACGCAGCGAGTACCCCACCTAAACACCATGGCAATCATCTTTCCAGCCAACACAAGAGGCCTGACTGCTGGCGCTATGCGTCAGATCAAGCAGACCGGTTCCACGACCGCTGCCGGTGGGTGGCACTCGATGGACACCCTGTACGAACTTGCCGCTGATACCGGCATTTACTTAAATCAACGTGAACCACTGGGGAAGTACATGACAGCACTAGCGCAAGCAAAAGAAGACGCCAAGGAGATGACGGAAGCGCTTCTAAAAAACACAACCGCTATGGTTGAACAAGCCAGAGAGTCGCACAAACAAATGAGCGACATCAACGGCAAGTTGCGTGACGGGGCAGAGAAGCTCGGTCTGGCAATGGAAAAGTTCAACAAGATTGCGGGCAACACCCACTTTGCAGAGACCGCCAAGCAGGCCGAGTCACTTGTTACAAGTCTGGAGCGCTTGGCTGCGCTTGAAGCATCAGGCGTGCTGGACAAAGTGATGAAGGCCATGGCCAAATAACATGGCTTACTCGCAGAAAATCATTGACGACGTGATGAAGACTCCCAAGTCTCTGGGCAACCAGCTTGGGCGTTGGGCTATCCATTTGGATTTCCCTGTCACGAAAATCGCCTACGCCCTTGGTGTCACACGGCAGACCGTCTACAACTGGTTCAACGGATCAGAAGTCTTTGTCGCGTACCGCCACCGCGTGGAAACCCTTTTAACAATTATGCAGTCCTCAAACACAGCGGATGAGGCATGGAGAAGAATATGTCACG